ATCTTCGGTGATAAACTCGAGGCGATCAAGTATTGCGTGAACCGCTTTGATGCAGAATCCAAGACTGCATTCCTTGACCTGTATAGCAAAATTGATGCTAAGGTCGAAGTTGCTCCAGCAGCTCCAGCTGAAGTAACAGAACAGAGTTAATTTTCTCCTGGCAGTAATGCCTTTGAGGCTACGAAAAGTAGCCTCTTTTTTTATACATATAATATGATTCACTTTTACAATATCATGGAGATACTATGCAGTTTGAACTTGACCTACAAAAACTAAGAACCAAAAAACTATTCATTGCAACACCCATGTACGGTGGGCAATGTCATGGTTCATACACTAAAGCAATTGCTGACCTTATGATTCTATGCACCAAGTATGGAATCGAGGCTAAATTGTTTTTTATCTTTAATGAATCACTTGTACAGCGAGCAAGGAATTATCTTGCAGATGAATTCGTTCGCAGTGGATTCGATTATATGATGTTCATTGACTCGGATATTCATTTCGAAGCCCAAGACATTTTGGTAATGATGCATTTTGCAATCACCAATGATGAAATGGATGTTATTTGCGGACCATATCCTAAGAAAGCAATTTCTTGGGAGAAAATCAAAATGGCTGTTGACAAAGGCTTTGCTGATGAGAATCCAAATCAATTGGAAGAATTCGTTGGTGACTACGTTTTCAATCCAGCAGACGGATCACATCAGTTCAGAATTGATGAACCAGTCGAAGTTAAAGAAGGTGGTACTGGCTTTATGCTAGTCACTCGCAAAGCATTGGAAAAGTATGATGTAGCTTTCCCAGAGCAGAGTTATAAACCGGATCATGTTCGTACAGTAAACTTTGATGGCTCACGCGAAATCATGGCATACTTTGATTGCGTTATTGATCCAGAGTCCAAGCGTTATTTGTCAGAAGATTATATGTTCTGTCAATGGGCGCGTAAAGCTGGTGCTAAAGTTTGGCTATTGCCTTGGATCAAACTCAAACATGCTGGCACCTATATCTTCGGTGGTTCATTGCAAGCAATTGCAGCAATTGGTGCTTCGCCAACCGCAGGTGAAGATGTGGTCAAGAAAGAAATCGGATCGAAAGGAAAACGTAAGGCGCTATGATTCAATATCGATATAATGAAGATAAGACTTTGGAGGATCTGAAGTCTTATATTGATGCAACATACGGTCAGCACTATTCGCAAAATAAATTCCAGGCTACAGAATTCATCATTGATGCTGGTCACGGTGAAGGATTCTGTATTGGAAATATTTTCAAGTATGCACAGCGATATGGCAAGAAAGATGGACGGAACAAGAAAGACTTGATGAAAATCATTCACTATGCTATTATGATGCTTCATGTTCATGAGCAGGAAGAAAAGAAAAAGAACACTTTTTCCACACTAAACAAACCAATAGAATATCCTGGTGGTAATGGACAGATGGCGATTAAATTTAAAGAGGAAATTACAAAATGAAACTAAGTGAAAATACGATTAATATTTTGCGAAATTTCGCAAACATTAATCCCGGTATGCAATTCAAAGCTGGAAATATTGTTCGAACAGTATCGAAACAACAAAACGTTTTGGGTAAAGCAACTGTCTCTGAAACATTTGATTCCAATTTCGTTATCTATGATATGAATCGATTTCTATCTGTAGTGTCTGCTCTAGACAATCCAGATATCGTTTTCAATGCTGAAACGAAAAAAGTTCAAATCAATTCTGGAACTTCGAAATGCGTTTATGGTCTTTCTGATGAATCGTTGATTGTTGCTCCTCCGTCAAAAGAATTGAAAGTAGAGAATGCTGAAATTAAATTTCAATTGTCTGCAGACAACTATGCAAAGGTTCTAAAGCTGGCTGGTATGCTCGCACTTCCAAACATTGCTGTTGTTGGTGATGGATCGGAGATTGTAGTTTGCACAACCGATGCAAAGAATGGCGACTCCGATCTATTCTCAATTAAGGTTGGCGAGACTAAAGCAAAGTTTAAAATCATCTTTAATACAGAGAATCTTAAAATGACTTCTGGATCATATGATGTTCAAATTTCATCAAAGGGTATCTCCCATTTTAAAAATACAACAAGTCCAATTGAATATTGGCTTGCAACTGAAGCTGGTTCTAAATACGAGGGTTAATATATTATGAGCAATAAGAATCAAAATTGGGCACTTCCAACTTCGCCTGCTGATTTGAAAAAAATCAATGATGCATTGAATGAGATTTCATCTTCACTAACTCGCATGGAAGCCGAGCGTGATTTGATTAAAGACATTCTACAAACCGTGGAAGACAATTACGAGATTCCTAAAAAGTATACGCGGAAAGTTGCAAAGTTTTTTCACAAACAAAACTTTGCACAATTTCAAAAAGAGCAAGATGATGTTGAATCTCTATATGAAACCGTGACTGGTAAGTGATGCCATTCTTGCGTGATAACATCGGTTGTGCTATCATGCTTCTTTATATTATGAATAAGGCGAACTATGTTAGAAGATTTTCTCTGGGTCGAGAAATATCGACCAAAGACTGTGGAAGATACAATTCTTCCTCCAGACCTTAAAACTGCATTTCAGAAATTTGTTGACGATAAGAGCGTTCCTAATCTAATTCTTGCTGGTGGTCCGGGTGTAGGTAAGACTACTGTAGCAAAGGCAATGCTTGAAGAGATTGGGTGTACATACATTGTAATTAATGGATCTATGAATGGAAATATTGACACACTTAGAAACGAAATTAAAAACTTTGCTTCATCAGTTTCATTTACTGGCGGAAGAAAGTATGTCATTCTTGATGAGGCAGATTATCTTAATCCGCAATCTACTCAGCCAGCATTGCGAAATTTTATGGAAGAATTTTCTGCTAATTGTGGTTTTATACTTACTTGTAATTTTCTCAACAGAATTATTACACCACTACACAGTCGGTGCTCAGTTGTCCAATTCAAGATTGTAAATGGCAATCGTGCTAAACTTGCAACAAAGTTTCTAAAGCGAGTTCTTGGAATTCTACAACAAGAAAAAGTAGAATATGAAGAACGGGTTGTTGCAGAGTTAATTACAAAATACTTTCCAGATTGGCGTAGGGTTCTAAATGAACTGCAGCGTTATGCTGCAACTGGCAAAATCGACACTGGCATTCTTTCAAACATGTCAGCAGACAACTTTAAGAAACTTGTAGAAACTCTTAAAGAAAAAGACTTCACTGCCATGCGTAAATGGGTTGCAGAGAATTTGGACAATGATCCAACGTCATTGTTTCGAAAGATTTTCGATGCAACCAATGAGCATATGCAGCCGAGATCCATTCCTCGAATGGTTGTTCTGCTTGCAGAGTATCAATATAAATCCGCATTTGTTGCTGATCAAGAAGTCAATTTCGTAGCATTCCTTGCAGAAGCTATGGCTGACTGTGAATTTAAGTGAAGGTAGTATATCATGCAACACATGACAACAGAGCAGAAGATTGAAGCATTAGGATTGATTGGCGAAAAATATGTTGCTAACTATCTTGCAGAAAATAATCGTGTAGTGAAACATTCATTGGATAAGTTTGATTCCAGAAAAGATTTACTTGTTGATGGTAAAATAACTGTTGAAGTAAAGACTGGAGTTCCATTTATCTCAGAGCGAGCATTCTCGGTTCATAGGGCTCAATTGGATAAATGTAGGTATGTTGATGAATTGTATTTCGTTACTATTCCAGCATTCAAGTTTAAATCTGATTTGACTGGTTGGCTTTATAGCGTAGAGCCAAAAACATTTAAATGCAAAACAAAGAAAGTTCCTCGAGGTGACGGAACATTTCGCGAAATGCTTTTAATTCCAATTGAACAAGATGCAGTCACTAGAATACATAAGATTGATGACTATGCAATAAACGAGATGATGAAGTATAATACTTCTAAATATTAATATGACTCCATTCGATTACATAAACGCAATCAATCAATCAAAAGAAAACTTGATTGTTGACGATCTTTCAGAAAAAGAATACGTTCCTTTCATTGTAAACAAAGGCTTATCATACTTTAGTGATACCGTCTTCTATGCAAATGAAATGAATAGTAAACATCTTCTTGATAATAAACCACAATTTCTCTATTTAC